GTCGAGGACGGCTTGGGGGACCTCTGCGTCTTCGCGGATTTCTTGCATGAAGTTGGTTACGTCTTCCGGGCTGGTGAGTTCAGCGAGGGCGGCTTTGACGTCTTCAACAAACTGGTCATCCTCCCCCGCCGGCTCCGGTTCCTGTTTCTTCTTCGGAGCCGGGGCGGCAAGGGCCTGCTGCGTCACATCCTGACGAGTGGCCTTTTGCCGAATGGGTTCCGACGTATCCACAAAGCTCTCGGAATCGAAGTACACATCCCCTAGTTCATCGGGGAACGCCTTTCGGAAGGCGCCAGCGGCTGCGTTCTTTCCCAGCATGAAGGTTGGCTTCGCATCCCACATTGGCGTTAGGTTTCCTTCTCGGCCCCAAGTTTGCTTGGACTCATCCCAAGTAACGACATGCGGGAAGGGTTCACCGTCTCGGTACACAATGACCTTGGCGAACTCCGGATACCCCATGCGGGCCACGTTCCACGTGTCGCGCCATTCTGTCTCCTGCCCTGTGGAATGGTCGATTCCCTTATACAGCCAGTCGCCTTCGCGGTAGGTGCCGCCCTCCTGCTTAGCGATACGTCGAGCTGTTCGACGTGCTCCGCCGATACCGACTTGGAGGGTGTAGGTCTTACCGTTCTTCGTCTTGCGCTCAATGAGCGCGATTTGCGACGGGTCTTGAGGGTTCAGGCCCAACGCTTCGGCGCGGGCGAAGAACATTTTCAGGTGATTGGCTGGAATTTGCTTGTACCCTAGCTGCTCAATGAGTGTCATTTCCTGCTCGTTGAACTTAGCGATTTCATTACTCATTTAGATGTTCCTTTCGTCGTCGAATCGGTCGAGGGTGATTTCTGTGAGTTCGAGGGCGGTTTCCTCATCGTGGCCGCGGGCGGTGAAGCACTCCATGAGGTAATGCGCTTGGTCGGCAAAAGCAGTCAGCGCCGCATAGTTTGCTTCCGTCACGGTGCGCGCGACCTCGAGTCGTCGCCGCGGCATATCACTCGGAATAGGAGTCATAGTTTCTGGCGCTCCTTGTCTGCTTGGTCGTGGATTTGTTGGTAGAGGTCACGCATTTCTGGGAACGTGTCACCGTGGTCGCGCATCCAGTCGAAGGCTTCGCATTGTGCCCTGTTTAGGGCGCGGTTCTTTGCTCCCTTGCTTGGTTCTGTGGTGTAGATGCTCATTAGTTGACGACCTTTGTAAGCCGGAGGCGTGTGGCGCCTCGTCGGGTTTTGGTGTTGAACTCGGCGTAGAGGTCTGGGTGGGCGGTCTTAAACGCCTTAGAGTCGAAAGTCTTAGAATCCTTGGTGGTGGAAACACTCACCTTGTAGCCGGCGTGCGTACCCGCGTAGGAATCACCGAGTAGTTTCAAAAGGTCTTTCTTGTACGTCTTGGCTAGGTCAGACCAGCTGGCGGATTTTTCTTCCGCGTCCGCTAGTTGCGCTACGAGGTCTTCTACCTCGTCGGCGTCTTCTAGGCTGGTGACCTCACCCATCCAATCCGGGGTGGTGCCTTCCAGCCAGGCGAACCATTGCGCGGCGGTGCGTTGCATGTCCTCCACCGCCTTGGGGTCATAGTGGATTACCTGATACTCGTACCCGTCCGGGGTGAACTCCCCGTCCTGCTCCTGGTAGTACTCCACCAGCAGCACGCACGCTTCGGCGCCCGCGTGCCACATGTTTGCCTGTACTTGCAGGTAGTACCCGTCGGGGCACCAATCATGCCAATACCCACCAGTGAACGGGTGCTTAGCGGTCTTAATCTCACCAATCACCTCCCCGTCCTCGCTGTATAGGTCTGGGGTGCCACACAGGCGTTCATCGTCTGGGTTGATGATGATGGTTTGCGGGTCCGCGTTGTACACAAGACGCGAATCAACCTCGACCACAAGCGGAGCCAGTATAGGTTCACGGGCTGTGCCCCAAACCGTGTAGTCGTTACCGCCCCACCGCTTCCCTGTTTCTTTCTGCTCGCGCAGTTCCTGCCACTGTCTAGCAGTCCTGCTTAAAAGCAGGTCCCTTAGCTCCGTTGAGGTGAGGTGCTGGCGGCGGAACTCGAACCACTCATCATTATTCTCTGGTTTGAATGTCCTCAATTTAGTTCTTCCTCTTAAAACTCGTGGTGCCCTTATTCGACTCACGCAGAACTTTCTTCGCATTCCTCGCATGGCGCTCACAGAACCGGAACCCAACCCCCATACCAGGAATGTCCTCACCCTCAAGTAGGCAGTTCGCGTAAAGGCAGCGGTCCCGCTGCTCATAGCAGCGCTTGATATACTCCCTCGCTGCCCTCAACGTCTGATACCTACGCGGTGCATCCCCAAGGTTCACCACCCACTCCCCCTTATAGAGGACAGGGTGAAACTTCTGGTATGCCTGTTCTAACGTAATTCCTACATCCATACTGGCGGCACCGAAATAACCCAATGGAAAACAAATCCAACCATGCCGCCAAACACTCCAGTAGCCCAACACAGGCGCACCCGCTTAGCGGCAACATCCTGCCAATACGCCAACTCCTTATACGTCGGCTCGCGGCGCTCCGAGCGATTACTTACGCACATGACAAAACCTCCTCTCATAAGCAGAAATCTGGCCGGTCACACTATTGACACCACTAGCAAGCGTGAGAATTTGACGACGAGTCTTCTCAGGAAGATGAGCAAGGTTGTAAATCGTCTTCAACCGAGCCTCAACATCCCTCATATAAGCCTTCGCCTCAGAAGTCGTAATCTGACGCATCATCTACCTCCAAATCATGACAAAAGTTCGATTAGTTCGTTGGAACATACGTTTTATAAAGCCCATTGGTTCTCCCCCATCAAAAAAGCATCGCACCACTCAGACTTGACGCGATACGTGCGCCCAGTCTTCACCGAACGCAATTCCTTACGCTGCAAAAATCGATACACCGTCTCCGGATGCATACCCATATACTCAGCAGACTCCTTCGCGGTAAACCATTTACTGATACAATCCATAACGCCCTTTCTGAAAAGAAGAGGTTGAATCACGGGTAAGGCCCCTGCACTTCTTAGTTCATGCAGGGGCCTTCACCATGAAAACTTCCGAAAAATAAACGGGGATGCAGGTGCAGCAGAGCGCAGCAGCGGCAAGTGCTGAAACCGCCAAAATCCTGGGATACTGCCCTTGAAGCGGTCAGTGTCCAACCCGCCCTTAACAACCCCTAGTGCGCTACCGGGGCCACGCTCCCCGGACGGACTACCTAGCGCTCTTAAACTCAAGTAGCAGAATCATCCATCAACGCTGCTAAATAGCGGCTCGCGTACTTGTAATAGTCTTTTTTTCCCCGCTTCACAGCTAGCGATCTAGACCTAGCGCAGGACAAACACTGCCTGCTTCCGTTCCTTAACCCCCAGGGAGTAAGGTTTGGTTCAACAAGAGGGTGACCACGCGGGCACTCTTTCTTATTTAGCCAATGGTTAGTTCCATGCTTTTCCATATCGTGATAATTGGAAGCAATGGTGTCCCACCGAAGGTTTGTAACGCGGTTGTCTGTTTTAATCCCGTTGTTATGGCAGCAGACTAAGGTTGCATCCTCGGGCGTTCCGAGAAATGCTTTAGCAACCAACCTGTGAACAGTAAGCGCTCTTTTAGTTCCATTCCGACAAAGCCTCACACTGAGATAACCTCTACGGTTTAAAGAAGTGACTAGGACTTTTCCGTAACGTTTTTGCCTAACGCCATGTTTGTCTTCGACAAGTCTTGTTAACGACCTAACTCCTCCCTTGTTGGACACCTCATAGTGCCCCTCATATCCTGGGATTGGTCTCCATTCTTCTTTCATTTTGTTCTCTTTCTTCCCTCCCTGTTTGGGAGAGCGTGCCGGTGTGTGGACTTGAACCACACGAGTGCCCTTACCGGCCTGTTATTTACGTCCTTGGTGGTTCCCTCCCGCTTACGACGGGGTTCCTGCCTGTCGGCTTGGCCTAATGCTTCACGGACACGTCAACGTGGTTCTTAAGCCCGGTATCTTCTATCAGGACAATCCACTTTTCAGTTCTCTGTACAACATGGGCTGTTAACCCTGTGCGCTACCGGGGCCACGCTCCCCGGACGGACTACCTAGCGCTTAAAGTCTCGTGACGTTATTAGCGGGTACTGATACACCCTCGATGTGACGAAAAGTGACGCTATTTCAGCGCCAGCTAAGTCGGGCTAAAATAAATTCATGGCAATAACCGCACTTATAACCGCAATAGCCGCGCTCATTACCGCAATAACCGGACTTGCCGCACTACTACTAGGAATCAAACAACTCCAACACGACCGCCAATACGACGGCGCACACCAAACATCAATAGAATTCCAACGAGCCGGACAACCAATCCAACGCTCAACAGACCCGGAACCATACGACGTCATACGCGTAGCCATCCGCCACAGAGGATTCGAAACCCTCCACGGAGTCAGAACTTCACTGGTCTGGGAAAACGGCGCCCACTGGGACCTCCACCCCGAGACTCATCTTCATCCTGGAGAAACACTCGGTCCGAAGCATCTCGAAATACCGTGTAGCGACCTGGATAAAGTACATCTACATGTCGTATGGCAGACTCCGCATCCTGCCATTCAACGAAACGGCATTCGGTATCAAGCACTCCGGATGAACCTGGCTCAAGAGGCTCAACAATGGCAATGGCATCCATTCGAAAACCTACGACGTCATCTCTACCGCCCCGTCGGAAAATGGAAACCCCTCCACCATCAGCCATCCGACGAGAAAACCTTTCCAGGCTGGCCAAACGGTATGCCAGCCAAGACCATAGACTGGTAAACATCTACAACACTCCTTTAAATACACTCGACCATTACCGCCTACACGCGGGGCTTTCTTATACGTGCTTCACTTGTTTTGGGGGCACATCCCCAGAAAGCGAGGTGAGTAAGTTGGCTAAATCTGCCGGTAAAAGTTCAGGGAAGTCATTTAGAAGCGCCATCACAGGGCGTTTCGTAAAAGCTTCCACAGCTGCTCGACATCCAAAGACCACTGTTTCTGAGTCACGGTCTAAGAAATCGAAGTAGCTAATCCGCGTCCTGGTCTGCCATGTGGTAGTCCAGGGCGTGCCCTACAAGAGCTTCAATGACATCCGGCAAGATTTTGTATTCAATGTGAATACCTTCCGAAGCCCCATCAACGTCGATATTGATTCCCGATTCGTCGGGCGCAATGTTCAGCTTGCAAATTTTCGAAAACATCCCATTCACCTCCTTTATGCTGTGTAGTACTGGTCCCACACGCGCTGCATCAACGGGCGGTCTGCTTCGGTGTAACCATTAACCTGGCGCACCTGACCATTGGATAGGGTGAGGTCGTACTTTTCTGGTTCCTTCCCCTTTTCCAGCGTGTACAGTGCCTTCATACGCTTGCCGAACATTGGGGCCACAGACTTCATCTTCTTGTTGGAAAGATTCTTCGACTTCAGAAAGTCCGCCGTATACAGTGGCCGAGTCCCCGGGTCCAACTCCGGCACCTCACCCAAACCACGAGCCAAAACAATCCGCGCCTTCGCCTCCAAATGGTCCGGGTGGATAAGCCCCTTCGCCGCCTGACACAACTCCATCCGCATCTGCGACTCACGCATCAAAGCATTCAACTGATGTTCGGCTTGTACCAGTTGGTTTTCCATGGCTACGAAGGCCTTAATGAGGTTCTTCTTGAAGTCAACCACCACCGGTGTATTACGGAATAAGGTCATGGCGAACATTGCCTGTTCACGATTCAGAACCGCGATGTTGGTGGACTTGCCGTATCCGCCCTGAGGAAGCGCGGCACCCTTTCGCGTTTCAAACGCGATGGGGCCAAACTCCTCGAAGTCTGCTTGGTTCTTACGAATCGTCTCCAACACGTTCTTGTGCTGAATCCCAACGCCGCCGGCGATAATCTCCGAAGTGGTGGTTAGGGTCCCGTCAGTATTGGCATGAACCAGTTGGTTATCCATTGTGTTAAGCTCCTTATTGAGTAGCCTCTTTTGGCTCGGTGTTCTGGCACCGGGCCTTTTCTTATGCGGTTAGGGCTTCCAAATCATCGGCAACGAGGATTCGGTCTGGCCTAGCGCCGAGGGCTGCGAGTGCTTGAAGCACGTCCGGCTTGGGGGTTCGTGTGCTTAGTGCGCGTCCCCAGGTCGAACGGGACACGTTGGTGCGTTGCGCTAGTTCGACTGTTGAGCCGATTCGGTTTAATTTCTTAACGCGCTCTACCTCGTCCAAACTGATTAAGAACTGAGCCATTTTGACTCCTCCTTTCGCTCGGCTGATTCAACAATGAATCATTTGCACCATAATGTCAATATTGTGATTCACTATGGGGGCACCCATTTTTCGTTTGTAAAGCTAAACACGGGTTGCGTGCGTCATTTTTGACACATTATGATGTGAGCATGATTGATTACCGAGACTGGTACAAGTCCGCGACAGGACAACGGGTAACCGCAGAAACAATCGGCAAACTCATCGGAGCATCACGCCCGACCGTGACCCGCCGCCTAACCCAAGACGGACTCACCGCTGACGAAATAATCAAGGTCAGCCGAGGACTACACGTAAACCCCATCGACGCACTGGTAGACCTCGGCCATATCACCGAAGCGGAAGCCATGAGCCACTTGGACAACAACGGCAAACTATTGGACACCACAGAGGATGGAGAACTCGCGATTGAACTAGCGCGCCGACTCAATCCCGCTACCCGCGCTAATGAGATAGACGAGTTAGCTTCTCGTCGTGCGGGTACCCCCGTGTCCGGCCCGTCTGCTTCACTGCATGATGACGATGATGGTGTTGTCCGCGAGTTTGACTACTCCCCCGACGAATACGCCGCAGACTCGTCACCCAACGAGCAGGAAGAACGGGAGAAACGAGGTGAGGATTTGATTGATTAACTCTGATACCCTCATTGATGTGGCGCAGCGGCGCGGGTATCGAATCCGGTGGCATCGTGGCGGGCCAAAAGCGGCGTGGATACCCCGCAGAAACACCATCACGCTCCGCCTCGGCATGGACGATGCCACCACACTGTGTTCCTTGGCCCACGAGCTAGGCCACGCACACTACGGTGACCCTCCCGGCCACCACGGCGCCCACGAAATACGCGCCGACAGGTTCGCCGCCCGACTCGTCATCAACTCCACCGACTACGCCACCACAGAGGCAATCTACGGACCACACCCCAACGTCCTAGCCCACGAACTAGGCGTCACAGTCAAAGTCCTAAAAACCTGGCAAACCCTACACGAAAGACAAGTAGCCTAATGACCCTCCTAAAAATTCTTGGCGAAGATTACACCCAAGAAGTCGACCGCGAAGGCTTATTCTTTTCCAACCTTCGTGAACTGGCCGAAGACAATTCAGCGGCCCCAGGGGAAGAGATTGAACTCGACCTTGAGCTACTGCCAGTTACTGATTACTACGGCATGGACAAAGCGATCATCGTCCGCGAATCAATCAATACTTTGGGCTGGCTGCCAGAGGAGGACATGGACTATTGGTGGCAGCTTGCCTGTGCTGTCCACGACGCCGGCGGCACCATCGAAGTACCCGGACGCGTATGGACTAGCCGCGATTGGGAGAAAGACTTCTACGCCTCGGTGCGCTTGGAAATGCCCACTATGGCAGAAGCAGAAGCAGCACTCGAAAAGGATGGTGTGGAACTCACAGCTGATAACCGGAGGGCATGGACCCATTTCAGTAACTACATAGAAGAGTATTGGGACCCACGCTGGGTGGAAGCTCATAGAATGCCTGCGGAAGACATTGAGCAAGAGGACACTAGCCCGTATGAGGGCTGGCAGAAATCATATGCGCAGCCCTCCCCTTACCCCTCGGAGCCACAGCAGAACTTCTACTACTCGGATTCCGGTCATTCACCGCAATACCTTCCGGGAAGGCAGATTAACCGGCTTCTTTTGTGGACAATTTGGTTTTTCTTCGGGCTGTTCGGTGGACACCGTTTCTTTCTAGGAAACATTGGGATTGGCCTACTGCAGCTGTTTACTGGTGGAGGTTTAGGAATCTGGTGGATTCTGGATGCGTTCGTTTTGCACCATCGAGTTCAGGCTCTTGAATCTGGTACAGAGCCGCGAATCACGTTCTAGAAAGTAGGAATGCTTAGCGCAGTAAAACTGGGGTGGCCCCGTGGAGCTGTGCTCGGACACGGGGCACCCTAGGCCCACGGGGCGTTGTGGTCCATCAGCAGTATGGGGCAAGACCGCGCCCAGCACTCGACAGATTATAAACCAATCCGCTAAAACGTGCATGCGAATGCTAAACCGTATGGTGATCAACATGGGCTGACGAACTGCGGCGATTAGATGAAATACCAGGTAGAAAGCGTGGCCAAGTTGCAACTAAAACTTCGTGATAAAATGCGATTATGGAACCGCATAGCGGAAAACTCCCAAAGCCAGACCCAAGAAAAGTAGCCGGCCAAAAAGCAGCCGACGCCCGATGGGGACGTCAAATACAACGAGCCACCCACCAGGGAACAATCGACATCGACGGAACCGAACTGTCCTGCTACGTACTAGAAGATGGTCGGCGAATCATTAGCCAAGCCTCCATCTTCACAACACTTGGACGCCCCGCCCGCGGTCGGCGCACCAGCCGAGAAAACCGAGCCCCTTTCATTGAAGCCAAGAACCTCGCCCCCTTCATTGGTCCCAAACTCGAGGAAATACTCCAACGAGTCGACTACCGAGTCGGGGACAAGAAGCAGATACTAAACGGCTACGATGCAGAAATCCTTCCTCGGGTATGCAATGTCTACCTCGACGCCGAAGAAGCCGGAGTTCTGCTTCCCAGCCAGAAACCGGCAGCTGAAGCAGCCCGAAAAGTCATTAAAGCTCTCGCTCTCGTTGGAATTACGGCGCTCGTTGATGAGGCCACGGGATACCAAGAAACGAGGGCGAAGGATGAACTGCAACGACTACTCGACGCCTATATTGCAGAAGAGTTCCAGCCATGGGTGCGCCGCTTCCCTGAAGCATTCTTCCGCGAAATCTACCGCCTACAAGGATGGAAGTTTGTCCCAGGAAACCACCATCATCCACAGTACGTTGGGCGCTTCATCAACAAATACATCTACGAGCACATGCCGGAAGGAGTCCTCGAGAAACTACGTGATTTAAACCCCAAGAATGAACAAGGCAACCGCGCAAGAAAGCATCACCAGCATCTCACTGAGGACACCGGAGTCGCGCACCTAGAGCGTCAGGTAGCAAAGGTTATAACCATCATGGAGATTTCTGAGGACAAGGTTCAGTTCGACGCTCTATTCAATAAGGCAATGAGCAGGAGCAAACCAGTTCAAGAAATGCTCGAATTTTGAAAAAGAATCCGCCCTTGGTGCTTGTTATGTGGAAGTGCAGCACCAAGGGCGGGGAATCAGACCATGAATGTGGCGCCAGAAAGCCGCAATTGGCCCCTAATGAACTTAAAGCCCGCCCGGGATAGAAGAAAAGGCCACCAGGCACATAACTACAAGGATGAAATAAGAGCTTGGTGGCCTTCTCCCAGAGAACCCATCACATACAACACAGGCGAAATGCGATGGGAGACCAGGGAATGAGTAACCCTGGAAGTCAACCAGAACAAATCAACTGGCTGACAAGACCTACCCTAATATTAAGAATCTAATAATTCTACGCCTGAGACTGTGGCATTCACCTCACGCCATAAAAGAAAGGCCACCAGGTTACAGCGTTCCCTACAAACGCCGCCCGAAAAAGCCTAGTGACCTTTCAAAAGACCAGCAGTCCACATCATTCATTCTTTGTTCATTCCCTCAAAGGAGACTCCACAAAAATGAACTGCCGGCACCCGGATTCAACGAGCAAAACCGAGTGAACCTGAGTTTAGTACAAGCTTTTGCTTAATGTCTACAAAGAAGAAGAGGCGTCACCTTTTACTGCAAATGCGACGCGGTTGTTAGTGACGCCTTTATCAGCTTCGAAGCCTGAAGCCTGATTTTGGTTTATCGTCCGAAGTTCTGGACTGCGAAGAGTTTTCCGTCTTTATCCTTGGCAACTCCTATGCCAACAGATTTTGCGTCGGGGTCAAGAAGGATTTTCCGGTGCCCTGGAGAATCGGCCCACAATTTAACTAGCTGAGCGTTGGAATAGTCGTCCCATGCTTGGAGTACGTTTTCTCCGCCCGCCGGGATGCTAGAGGGATAGTATTCCCAGTGATTGGGGCGGTGTTGTAGTTCGCCATCTTGGGCTAGGTGGTTTGCCCAGTCTTGGGATAGGTGGTTGAGGGCTGGACTTTTGCGTACCGGCTTGCGGCCGTTGACTACGCGTACGCCGTTGGTGTAGATGTAGATGGATTCTGCCCGTACAGTGTTTGGTTCTATGCTGGCGACTTTGCTGGAGGCCTGGGAAGAAAGGCCGTTAGCGGACCCGGTGTCGCTGCTGAGGTCAGCAGATGCGGTTTGGGCTTGTGCTGGTGCTGCGATACCCCCTGCAATGAGGGCTACTGTAACCGCGATGGGGGTGGCAAATTTTGCTGGTTTAGGGATGAGCATTGTGTGCCTTTCTGAGAGAGCGAATGTTGGGGATGGTTTTCATTCTCCCTCGCTACCCAGGATAGGCACTTTCCTATCATTGTCCACCTGTGAGAAGCTTTCTCATAATACTTATCATATAAAT